GTATACAAGGGGGAGCCGGTGAAGATCGGACGGCTGGTGAAGGCGGACCTGACGCTGACCATGGCCTCCGGCAAGCTCTACGCCGACGATGAGCTGGCGGAGAGCGCGGAGGAGTTCGTCAGCGGGTCCATCGCCATGGAGACGGACGACATCCTGGATACGGTGGCGTCTGTGATCTACGGCGCGGCCGTTAAGGAAAAGACAGTGGTGTATAACACCAGCGACAACCCGCCTCCCGGCGGGCTAACCTACTACAAGAAGCTGATGCGCCGGGGAAAGCTGGTATTCAAGGGGTATTTTTATCCCAGGGTAAAGGCCGCGCTGGGCAACGATACCGCCCAGACCAAGGCGGACAGCATCACCTTCGGCACCAGCGCCACCACCTTTACCGTCTCCAACGCCAACAACGGGGACTGGCGGCACACGGAGGAGTTCGAGACGGAGGAAGCCGCTCTGGCGTGGGTGAAGTCCATGCTGACTTCCGCAGCTGTGGAGGCGGCATCCGCCGCCAGAGCGGCCAAGTCCTCCGCCAGTGAAAAGGTCGGCGTATGAAGGCAGTAAGGATCGCCCTCGCGGGCCGGGAGCGGTATCTGGCCTTCACCGTGGAGGCCATGTTCCAGCTGGAGGAGCGTTTCGGCGGGGTGCAGGAGCTGATCGAGGCGGTCTCGGCCAACAGCCGGGAGGGATTTCAAGCAGCCTGCCTGGCGGCGTCCGTCCTGGCGGAGCAGGGGGAGCTGGCGCGGCGGCACATGGGCTATGACAGCGCCCCCCTGATCTCCGCGGAGGAGATCGGGGCGACCACCGCCCCCAGCGGGATCGCTGCGCTGAAAATGGCGGTCACGTCCGCCATCTCCCTTGGATTCGGCAGGGAGATCGAGCCGGACAGCGATGAGGTGGACATCGGCCTGGCGGAGCTGAACGAGCAAAAAAAAACAGTGTGAAGCGGGCGCATTTTCTCCGGATGGGGATGGCCTGCGGCTTCTCCCGGAAGGAGACGCTGCTGGCCTCCCCGGGGGAGATCAGCGATGCGTGGGAGCTGTATCTGCAGGCCCACGGGGTGAAGAAAAAGCGGGAGGATGAGTAATGGCGGTCAGAACGATTTCCACAAAGCTTGCCATTGAGGGCGAAGCGCAGTACAAGAAGGCGATCTCGGAGTGCAACAGCGCCCTGTCTATGCTGAAATCCAGCCTTTCCCTTGTGGAAAGCGAGTTCCGGGACAACGCCAACAGCATGGAGGCCCTGACGGCGAAGTCTTCCGCTCTGGACGCCGTGTATGAAAAGCAGAAGGAGAAGGTCTCCGAGCTGGAGAAGGCCCTGGCGAACGCGCTGAAACATCAGAAGGATTATGCCGCGTCTGCCGCAGAGGCGGGGGAGAAGGTCGCGGCGTACAGCGCCGAACTGGAGAAGCTGAAGGATTCCGCCGGAGATACCCAGCAGCAACAGGCGGAACTCACGGCGGAGATCGAGAAGTGGGGAAATGTGCAGGCCGATGCGGAGGCTGCCAGCCGCGCAGCTGAAAAGAGTGTGCAGACGTGGCAAAAGCAGCTGAACAACGCCAGGATCGATCTGAACGACCTGTCCGATGAGATCGACCGGAACAACCGGTATCTGGCGGAGGCCCAGGGCAGCGCGGACCAGTGCGCCCGCTCCATCGACAAGTACGGCAAAGAGGTCAAGGAGGCCGGAACGGCGTCGGAGACGTTCGGGCGTCAGTCCACCGGCGCGGTGGAGGCGCTGGCTCAGGCGTTTGTGGCGGCGGGGCTGGCGGAGAAGGTGCAGGATGTCGCCGCAGCCCTGTACGACTGCGTGGACACCTTCGCGGACTTTGAGGCCCAGATGTCCGCCGTCCAGGCCATCTCCGGGGCCACCGGAGAGGATATGGACGCGCTGGCGGAAAAAGCCAAATACATGGGCTCCACCACCGCCTTTACAGCGGCGGAGGCGGGCCAGGCCATGGAGTACATGGCGATGGCGGGCTGGAAAACGGCGGACATGCTGGACGGCCTGGAGGGGATCATGCACCTGTCCGCCGCCTCCGGGGAGAGTCTGGCGTCCACCTCCGACATCGTGACGGACGCGCTGACGGCCTTCGGACTGGCGGCGTCCGACAGCGGGCATTTTGCCGACGTGCTGGCAACCGCCAGCGCCAGCGCCAACACCAATGTTGGCATGATGGGGGAAACCTTCAAGTACGCTGCGCCGGTGGCGGGCGCGCTGGGGTATTCCATTGAGGACGTGGCCCTGGCGGTGGGCCTGATGGCCAACGCGGGCGTCAAGGGCAGCGACGCGGGCACCGCGCTGCGCAGTACGCTGACCAACCTGTCCAAGCCCAGCAAGGACGTTGCGGGGTATATGGAAGCCCTGGGCGTATCCCTGACGGACAGCCAAGGGCGGATGCGCTCCCTCTCCGAGCTGATGGGCATCCTGCGGGAGCGGTTTGCCCAGCTGACGGAGGCGCAGAAGGCGGAATACGCAGCGGGGATCGCCGGCAAGGAGGCCATGAGCGGCCTGCTGGCTATCGTCAACGCCAGCGAGGCGGACTACCGGAAGCTGACGAAGGCGATCGGCGACTGCAACGATGCGGCGTACAAAATGAGCAAAACCAAGCTGGACAACTATGCGGGGCAGGTCACGCTGCTGGAATCGGCGATGGACGGCTTGAAGCTCACCATAGGCAGCCAGCTGGCCCCCGCCCTGGAGCAGATCGCCGGCGGCGCGACAACGGCGGTATCCGGTCTGACTGGATTGCTGGAGGCATGTCCGGTTCTCACGGCTCTGCTGGCGGGGGTGGCCACGTCGGCGGGGCTTCTGGCCGCCGCGTTTGCGGGGCTTCAGATTTTACAGATAATTACTCCGATGATCCATGCCTTTACCGCTGCCCTTGCGTCAAATCCTATGGGAATGGTGGCCATCGCCATTGCCGGGGTGGTCGCGGCGCTGGGCACGTTGATAGCATATTGTTCGGACGCCACGGACAGCGTCAGCGAGCTGAACCAGAAGCTGGAGGAGATCGGGGCGGCCTATGACGCGTCCGAGACGAACATCAACGCCACGGCGGCGGCGGCGGGGAAGCTCATCGACAAATTGTCGGCCCTGGAGTCTCAGGAGTCCATGACGGAGGGCGAAACCGCCCTGTACGCGCAGACGGTGGACAAGCTGCGGGCCCTCATGCCGGAGCTGAACCTCCAGATAGACGAGCAGACGGGCCTGCTGATCGGGGGCGCGGAGGCGATCCGCGCGTCCACAGAGGCGTGGAAGGAAAACGCCCTGGCGCAGGCCATGCAGGACCAGTACCAGTCGGTCCTCTCCGGACAGGCGGAGGCGCTGGTCCGGGCGGCGGAGGCGCAGCTGGACTATAACGACGCCCTGGCCACCTTTACCGACGTCGAGCGGCGGCAGAAGGAGGCCGAGGAGGAGCTTGCCCGCCTTATGGACGACAAGTCCATAGCGGAAGACGAACGGGCCAAGCGGTATCGTGAGCTGATGGATATACTGGACGCGCTGTCGGTGGATTATTATGACGCCAACACCGCCCTGACCGAACAGAAGGACGCGCTGGACCAGGCGAATGAGGCGGCCGCCGCGTTTGAGGCGGAGATTGAGCGGCTGAACGGCGTAGAGGATATTCTGAACGCCGGAAACCAAGAGAACGCGAAATCCACGGAGGAAATGACCGCCCGCATGGAGGGCCTTATCGCGGAAATTGAGACGCTGGAGGCGGCTTACAACGAGAGCTATAACGCCGCCATGGAAAGCATCAACTCGCAGATGGGGCTTTTCGAGGAAATGGACGGCTCCGCCAAGACCTCCATTGACAGCCTGATCGAAACGCTCAAGGGGCAGGTCTCCTATATGGAGACTTACAACGAGAACATCAAGAAGGCCATGGAAATGGGCGTGGATCAGGGGCTGGTCAAGAAGCTGTCGGACGGCAGCCAGGAATCCGCGCAGATACTGGACGCCATCGTCAAGGGCGGTACGGAAGATATCGCGGCTCTGAATGAGCAGCTGGCCAAGGTGGAGGAGGGAAAGAAGGATTTTTCTAGAACCGTAGAAACAATGGAAACCGAATTTGACAAGACGATGGAAACTCTTGAAAAGGATATGAAAGACACCATCAAGAATATGGATTTGAAAGATGACGCTTATACGGCTGGTTGGAACAACATCCAGGGCCTTATAAATGGCACCAACGACCAGAAACAGGCGCTTATCCGAAAATATGCTGAGATGGGACGGGCTGCGCTGGATGCCTATAAACGGGAGGTCAGGCAGGCATCTCCATCCAAGGCATTCGTTGAGACGGGACGGTTTGACATCCAGGGCATTATCAAGGGCGCAGAGGAGGAAAAGGCCGCACTAAGCGCGACCTATGCGGAAATGGCCCGAACGGCTCTGGAAAGCATGGAACGGGGGCTGCCGTCTACCTTTGAGGAGCCTCGTATAGCCTACAATCCAGCAGAGCAGGCATCCGATATTGCAGCGGCGGTTCGGAGTGCCCTGGGCAACAATACGGGGCCATCTGCCTCTGCCGCAGACATCGCCGCCGCCGTGCGGGACGCGCTGGTAGGTGTGTCGGTGAACATGAACCTGCGGAAAGTAGGGGAGATGGTCACCGACTGGCAGGACCGCAACGATAAGTCGAGGGGCGTATAGGAGGCGAAGCCATATGCGGGCTATTCTCATCATCAATGGCGTGGACTTCACCCCATGGCTCCGCTCCGGAGGCTTACAGCAGACGGAGATCG